TCTCAACGGAGTAGCGCCCACAGGAGCAGGCGGCGGAAAAGTGCTTGATGCATTTACAGCCTCACTCATGCAGGGCGCAGGATTACAAAATAAGGAGAAATAATTATGGCAAACTCAATTGCACTCGCTTCGAAAATGGCCCCTGTTGTTGACCTGATCTACAAAGCACAGTCTGTTACGCAGGCTCTCGATACTCCCTCCATGGTTTCGGAGTTTTCCGGAGTCAATGAGATCAAGATTCTCAAGGTCTCCACAACCGGACTCGGAACTTACAGCCAGTCTACCGGATATCCCTCGGGCGACGTTACAGCCGCGTGGGAAACAATGACTCTCGCTCAGATGAGAGGCAAGGAAATCTCGGTTGGAAGAATCGACGACGAGGCCACTCTCGGTAAGACATTCGGTACCGTAATCGGTAACTTCATGCGCGACTGGGTAACTCCAGAGCTCGATGCTTACCGTTTCGCTAAGTACGCCGGGGCATCAGGCATCAGCGTTGTTGCAACTCCCGCAGTCCTGACAAAGACTGATATCCTTGCCGCTATTGATGAAGCAGTTCGTCAGATGGACGCTGATGAAGTTCCTGCAGCCGGCAGAAAGCTTTTCATCAACTCCAATCTCAAGCCTGCTCTGAACGCCTCTCTGACACGCCAGTTCGGTTCTGACGGTGTTATTAATACCGTTATCGCCGGGTACAACGACATGGTCGTTACGTTCGTTCCTGCTTCGCGGTTCTATACGCAGGTCACCCTGAATGACGGTGCGTCAACATGGGGCTATGCCAAGACAGCCACAACCGGCAGAGACATCAACTTCATGATCGTCTATCCCGATGCTGTTGTGCAGGTTCCCAAGTTCATCGTCCCTAAAGTCTTTGATCCGGACACAAACCAGATCAAAGACTCTTGGCTGTATCAGTTCCTCCTGTATCACGATGCATTCGTGTATGAGAACAAGGCCAAGGGCGTGTATCTCCACGAGAGCACGACTTGATCATGCAGGTACGTAATAGCGGTATAACCGTCGAGACATCCGCTGCAGAACTCCCTTACTGGATCGGTAAGGGATATGCAGAGGTCAAGCCGGCAGAAAAGCCGACAAAGAAAAAGGAATGAGGCACACAATGGCAGCAATCGTTGACTCGACCTATTACACGAGCACATACAGGGCAGGTTCTACGGCTGTCATAGGTGCAACCGAATTCACATTCTACGAGAAGCAGGCAGAAAGGGAGATGAACACCTTAACCGGCGGGCGGCTCTCTTCTGTTGTTATCGTGAGCACAGTGGCAACCATTACGATCAGGGACAAAGTAATCACGCTCGTTCTGACTGACATCAAGGACTGCCTCTGTGACATCGCTGAGTACCTGTACAAGCTCGAAAAAGCAACCGCTACAGGAATGATTCAGACGGCATTCGGAAACGACGGTCAGTCTGGCAGCTTCGATGCAACGGCACTCCTGAACAAGAACGGCTCTATTAGCTCTATCGCTAAGAAATACCTATCCGGTACTGTGCTGATGCGCAGGGGGGTAGATATGTGGCACTGAATCCGAACTACAATCAGACAATTACTTTGTATAACTGCCTTAAAGGTGCGGACAATCCGGACGGTACTGTGGACGTATGGTATAAGACTGTACTCCCTGAGTGTTTTTTCAAGTGCTTGCAGACGGCGGTTAATTCCGGTACATCCTCACAAATGGCAGGGTCGTATGTTTCGAGGATCCCGGCAAGTACAAAGTACAAGTCGTATGCGGAATGGGTCAAGATTCCTGCTGCATCCCGAGGTCAATACTTCACTGGCAATCTGGGAGACGTGATTATCTTGGGTACTTCTTCGGAGGCGATAGCCTCTGCAAGCCCCAACACGGCAACGCAGGTACTGAACCGTAATAAGCCAGGCGCATTCAAGGCAACAGCATTCTCGGATAACTCCGGGACGGTACAGTTGCATTACAGGTTTGGTGGCTGATATGGGCAACAAGATCAGCTTTGAGTTCAACAAGCCGGAAAAGACGATCATTGAAGAAACTACAGGCGGTGACAAAGTTCAATTATTCATGGCCAACGAAGCGCGAAAGCTTATGCAGCCGTATGTTCCCGAACTGAATCACATCATGATTAATGATGTCCGGACGTATGTCGAGAATGGCGGCGGTGTGGTTCACTACATGGCGCCATATTCCAGGTATCAGTTCGGGGGCATTCTTTTTGTGTCATCAATTACAGGATCTTCTTACTCTCGCGGTGAATACAAGGTACCTACAAGCAAGAGGCTGCGATATTCGAAAGCGCTTGCTACTTCACACTGGGATCAAGCTATGAAAACCGCTCGAATGTCCGATCTGACAAAGTCGGTACAAAGTTACATCAAGCTGAAAGGGGGCTGACTATGAGTAAGCACGACATCATGAAAGCCTACCTTGAGCCGCATGTCGTTGAGATATTCGGCAACGCTCTGGGGGTCAACTTCTCGGTTGATACACCTAATACGGTCGGATTTGTTACAACCTATGCCGACAAGTGGGTTAAGAGGTATCTGCGCAACTCGGGAGTTAAGGCTTACGGGTTTGCAATCCTGCTCTCTCTGGACTACTCGCAGGGCACGGACGATCTCAACCTGATATCCATGAACCTGGCGCAATCGTTCGGCGATTGGATAGACACACAGAACAAAGCAAAAGCACTGCCGGACTTTGGCAATAAATGCAAGATGCAGAAAATCGAATCACTGCAGAATATGCCGAATGTCGCAGAAGTCAATGAAGCTTGCACCGTGGCAAAATACATGCTGCAGTGCAAAGTAACTTATTACGAGGAGGAATAACAAATGCTTGTATCAACCTTAATGACAGGAATTACAACGAATCCGACTTATGTCGGCTCGGCTGTGAACGACGAGTTTGTTCTTGCTATCGACATGGATCCGTCCAATGCTGTGCCGACCTTAATCGCGGCATATGGCGTTGTCGGCTTATTCATGGAGGGCGTGGACGCTCAACTCAATCCGTCGCTTCATGAAAAAACCTATATCCGCATGGGTCCGACAACAACAAAGACCGGAAACCAGAGAACATTCAAACTCGGCGGAGATCGCTATATCGGCGATGCTGCACAGGATTACATGCTCGGGTTTGCCGTTAAGTTCGGCATCGGCAAAGCATGCGTAACAAACTACGCCTATTACAACATGGTGACAGGCGTCGGAGAAACTGGTCAGATCGCGATCGTGGTTAGTTCAGACGGCAGCGGTAATGCAGGAGAGAATTCTGCTATCGAAATCGAGCTGAAATCATGCGGTGGTAAGCCCACTGAATACACCTATGTACCTGGCTCAATCCTTGCTGTTGCTCTCTCCTCTGTTGTTCCGGCTGATGCCGCTACAGCCGTTGTAAAGACATCCAGTATGGTGCTGACATTTAACAATGCCATTGCCAGATCTGCAGTCTCTCTGATCAACACGGTAACCGGTGATAACATCGCGGCTGCCCAGGCGTGGGATGCTACCAAAAAGATTCTCACGATCTCGCCGACCGTTGCTCTTGCAGGCACGACCAAATACATCATATCCGTTGCGGGTGTGGTTGATATCTATGGTCAGGCTCTTGCATCTTCGAGCACAGACTTTACCACTGCTGCTTAATCAACCGGCGGGGCTGAAATATGCCCCGCTTTCCTTTTGAGGAGGGAATATTTTTATGATTATGAAAATTAATGATGTCGAATTTGACTGTGATCCTACCGACTACGAGCTGATCGGGCGAATCGAAGAGGCAAGGGATGCTATGATCGACGAGGTCGCAAATATCACTGCAGCTCCTCCGAAATCGGTTAAGGAATTGTACAAAGCACACATTGAAGTTATCCGGAGGTTTTTCATTACATCAACCGGGGTCGATATTGTTGCCGGATGCACAAGCTACGGCGATGCTATTGGATTTTCAAGCCAGTTCTTGGAACTTATGGACGCTGCCCGGGGAAAGATCGTAGGGAAGTACAATCCAAAACGGGTGAAGTAAATGAATATCCTGATTGACGATCTGCCAGAGTCAGTAACAATTGCTGAAAAGGAGTTCCCGGTCAATTGGGGATTCAGAACTTTTATTCTCATAGAAATCTGTATCTTTGATGCCGCGCTTAGCGACAGGGACCGTATCATAAACGCTCTTCTCCTGTTCTACGGCGACAACATACCTACTGATATCGGGCAGGCATACGAAAAAATGATGTGGTTTTACCGAGGCGGCAAGGATCTCAAGTCGGAGAAAAAAGGCGAAGGTTTTTCAAGCCCGAAACGGTGTTACTGCTTTGAACAGGATGCATCTTATCTTTACGCTGCCTTCCGGACACAATACCGTATCGACTTACAGGATATCTCAAGTAATGATCTGCATTGGTGGAAGTTCAAGGCACTGTTTGAGTCCCTTGACGATGATTTGAAAATATCGAAGATCATGAGTTACCGGGTTACTGACACAAAAGGAATGGACAAAGGACAAAAGAAGTTCTATTCGGATATGAAAAAGCTGTATGCTCTCGAAACCGAAATGAACGCTGACAGTAAAATGGCACTCGCAAAGAGAGACGCGGATATGCTTAAGCATGTCAATCGGAGAATGAGAGAGGTCGACAGTGAGAACAAAGGTTAAATGCCCACACTGTGGCTATGAAATGCCAATCGAATACGACGATACAGGCCAGTGCAAGGGGCTTTTTATCCGATGCAAGGGCAGAAACTGCAAACAAGAATTCGAAATCAAAATCAAGTAGTGCCTTAGTGCCGATGATTTTCACACATATAAAAGGGTGGTGGAAGCATGGCAAACGACGGCACAATTAAGATCGGTACCGAACTGGACCAGTCCGGTTTTAAGTCTGGTTTGTCCGGGCTTGGATCCGCTGCCTCAAAAGGATTTGGTGCAATCGGGAAAGCCGCGGCAGGCATGGCATCTATCACAGTGGGTGCCCTTGCCGCTGTGGCTACCGGAATGGGCGCTGCTGTGGTCTCTGGCGTTAAGTACAACGCACAGATGGAAAACTACACTGCTAATTTTACAACGATGCTGGGAAGCGAAGAGGCAGCTGTTGCAAAGGTCAATGAACTCAAGAAGCTGGGAGCATCTACTCCCTTTGAGATGTCGGATCTGGCAACGGCAACTACTACGCTCCTGGCATTTGGTGTAACGGCTGATGATTCTACCGGAATTCTTACCATGCTCGGAGACGTATCTCTCGGCAATGCTGAAAAGCTCGGATCCCTGACAAACGCATTCGGCAAAGCAAATTCAATGGGCAAGCTCACAGGCGAGACTTATCAGCAGATGGTAGAGAGCGGATTTAACCCGCTGAAAGTCATCTCGGAAACAACCGGCGAGTCAATGACGGAGCTCACGGACCGCATGTCCAAGGGCGGCATATCTGCAGATG